CGTGTCCCGACGGTTTCGCGGACGCGGTCGCCGGCCTTGGGCAGGGCGGGGCCTTCGCCCAGATCCAGATGAGCCGTGCGGACAAGAAAGTCGCGAGACTCGATCCGGTGAATAAGCCCGGCCTCGTCGGCCTGCTCGAACTCGGTGCGGCCGATCGTGGCGTTGAGCTCGACCTGCGCAGCGCCCCGTTGGTACACCACCGGCCGCGCCATGTACGCGTGCCGCTGGGTATCGAGCAGCGATGCGCCTTGTTCGAGCAGGTCCGCCACGGTTCAGCCTCCGATCGATGCGGCCGGTTACTGCGACAGCCGGATGCGGACGGTCGCGTCGGCTTCCGCCGCGGCCCGCACCGCCTTGCCGATGAGCTTGTTGCCCGTCGCGGTCTTGGTCGCCACGTCGTTGGTGTTGTCCCAGTAGGCGAGCTGCCCGGCGGTGAACCCGTTGCCGGTTCCGGTGGCCTTGGGGAAGTCGAAGACCCCCTCGACCGCCAGCGCCCCGAGCTGGCCCGCCTTGAGATCCACCCGGGTGACCCCGACCAGATCGCCCTGCACGACGACCGTGCCCGCGGGCGTATCCGCCCCCGGCGTGTAGTCGATCGCCGCGCCCTGCTGTACGAATGTGGTTGCCATCGCTGTGCCTCCGTTGCCGTTGCCTGTGTCACCGGGGTCGACAGGGTCGAACCCGCCGCCGCCGAACTGAGTCATGCCTCACCCTTGCTCTTCACACCGCCGCGCGGGTCCTGCAGCGCGACGCCGAAGTCGTGGTAGCCGCGCATCTGGATCCCCAGCCGGTTGAAGCTCTGCTCGGCGGTCTCGATGGTCGGGGCCTCCTGTCCGTTGAGGAACGCCACCTCGATGACCGGCAGGTCCGCCGGCGAGGCGAGCATGTACCACGCCTTACTCGAGTGGCCCGGGTAGGCCGCGTTGCCCAGATAGCGGCTGACCTCGACGCGGAACTTGCCCTGGTGCGGGTTGGTCACCGGGTACTTGGCGCTCGAGGTGTTGTCCCGCAGCTCCATGCTCTTGAACAGCTGGCTGCCCAGCGCCGACAGCGCTGTGGGCACCAGCAGCACCTGCGGCATCACCCCCAGCGGCTTGCCGTCGGAATCCACCTGGTCCATGAAGGCGACCTCGGCCTTGGTCAGCCCGTCGATCGACAGGGCGGTGTCCGCGCCGGCGAGGTAGTTGTTGTTGCCCGCCGTGTAGAAGCCCGAGTTCGCAAGGAAGGTCTTCCAGAAGATGTCGTTGATCGTCTTGCCCGAACCCGCGCCGAGCTTGCGGGGCACGCTGGTGATCGCGCCAAGATCGTCGTTGATGATGTCGGTGCGGTCGATCGAGAGCATGAGGCCGTACGTCTCGGCCCGGTTGGTGTAGGTCTCCTCGCCCAGCGTGCCGTGCTTGATCTCGCCGCCGGGCGCGATGCGCTCGTACTGGTCGTTGCCCGTCAGGCGGTAGCTGGTGACAGCCTTGAAGTCGGTCACGCTGCGCACGGCGGTGATGTTCCGCCAGGTGCGCTCAACGCTGAAGAAGCCTTCGAGCAGGAACTTGTTGGCGACGTTCGAGAGGATGCCGCCGATGCTGATCGTGCTGTTGGACGCCTCGATCCCGCGTCCAAAGGCCGCGTCCATCACGCCATGCCAGTCGCGGAAGGTCCGGCCGGTGTAGCCGTTGGCCCACGCGGCGTGCAGAAGCAGTTCTTGGAGCCCGATCGAATGCCCGAAGGCCCGCGTCGCGGCTTCCAGATCCTGCTCCGCGCAGTGTCGCTCGGGAGTGGTCAACCGGCCCGAGAGCACGCACGCGGCTTCGAGCACCCGCTGGTTCACCGCCGGCGCGGCCGGGGCATGAATGGCAGGGGCCTTGGGCCGGCTGGCCCGCAGAACCTCCAGTTCGGTCTTGGTCGCGTCCCAGCCCTCGCGGATCGAGCGGGCCTCGATCTCGGGGTGCTGGCCCGCGCACAGGCGTCGCACGGCGGCGATCCGCTCGCTCTCGGCGGCGATCTGCTGCCGCATGGCCTGCACCGGGTCGGTGATCGCGGGTTGGTTCGCTTCGGGCGCAGGGTTGCCCGCGCCCTGGACGGGATCGGATGCATCGTCCCCCGCGGCAGCTCCCGCGGCGATGGTCGCTGAGGTCGAGCCGTCGGCCCCGAGGTCGACGAAGCTGATCTCGCCGAGCGTGGACTTGCGCACGATGTTCAAGGGGCCGGCGACCTCGCGGCCGTTGACCGTCGCGGTCTGGTTCTCGCGGAGGAACTCGAACGCCTCGACGCTCGCGCCCACCGACGCCTGCCAGGGGAAGCCGTTGCGCGCTGAGACCACGACCTCGCGGGCCGCGGGCGTGTCGCGGGAGATCATCCCCGTGGCCACCAGCCGACCGTCTTCGACCATCACCTGGTCGGTGTGTCCGACGCCCGCCGTCGCGTCGTGCCCGAACCGGATCGGCCGCGACGGCGAGGGGATCGCCAGCCCGGCCAGGTCGATCACGACCGGGTGACGCCAGCCGGAGACGCGCATCGGCCCGCCGCTGTAGGCCATCATCCGGAACCGCGGCAGGGGAGCGGCAGCGCCGCCGTCGCCGCTGACCGTGTCAGCGCCCTCGATCTCGAACTCCGCCTGCGCGGTGAGCGCCAGCGTCTTGGGGTGCGAGACGGGGTTCGGGTGGGCAAGGGCAGTGGGCTGCGCGGGGGCAGCGGACGCCTGGATCATGCGGTGGTGTGACATCGCTACGCGGCCTCCTTGGTGGCTTCGTCGGTGACGGTCTCGTCGGTGTCGGGGTTGGTGTCGTCGGGATCGGGCTCGCCCGTTGTGTCGCTCGGGCCGCCAGCCTTGGTGGTGACCGGCAGCCCCAGCTCGCGCATGAGGGCCAGTTCCTTGGCCCGCTGGCGGAGCTCGTCCTCCCAGTCGCGTCCCTGGCGTGCGAACTCGTGCGCGAGCGTTGTGGTGTGGTTGGCCAGGCGGGTTGCCTGTGCGTTGGCTTCCTTGGCTGGGTCGACATGCTCAACGCCGTCCCAGAACCAGACGTGCGGTGTGGCTGCGCCGCGCACACGCATCGCCTGCGGCAGTAGCCCCTCGACCAGCGCGGCCTCGTCGAGCCAGGCGCGGAGCAAGCGGTCCAGCACCGTCTGCTGGAGGCGGTGCTGCTCGACGCGGATGCTCTTGAAGTAGGTCTGGTGGTCCAGGCGGCCCGAGGCGTAGTTGTAGCCCGAGCTATTCCCGGCCGCGACGTTGAAGGGCATGTTCAGGCAGCGGGCGATCTCGTTGAGGATCTCGCGCTTGAACTCGCCGTAGGTCGTTGATGGGTGCTCGGCGTGGACCTGCCCGAGCTTCCAGCCGCCGGGCAGCACGGTGGCCATCCGCTTCTCGAGTTCGACCTCGTCCATCGGCTCGAGCGGGTCGGCCTCGCCGTTGGCGGGCGCATCGGTGTAGAGCACCGCCGCGAAGTCCGCGGCCGTCTCGGCGGCGGCGATCACCGCCAGCGTGTAGCGGCGGAGCTGCGCGAAGAGCGGCAGGGCGGGTGTGATGTCCGGGATGCCGCGCCACTGCCCCGGCCGGTCGGGCCGGAAGTAGTGCAGCACGGAGGCGGCCGGGTAGGTGTCGTGGTCTCGAACGGCATGCCACGCCCCGTCACCGGGGTGGTGCCGCAGCACGTGGTACGCCACCGGCAGCCCGCTGGCGTCGAAGACGATGCCGTCGACATCGGTCACCCCCTGACCGGTGGGCGTACGCCCGAACCACGGCGTGCAGATCTGATCGGGCTCGAGCAGGCGCAGGTCGAGCTTGACAGGTGTGTCGAGCCCGGGGCTGGAGATCAGAAGGCCGAACGCCTCGCCGCTCTCGGCCCGGGCCATCCGCATGCTGCGGAGCTTGCCGGGCAGGTCGATCGCCGCCGACCAGGCCTCGAAGGCTTCCTCGACGCGGGCGTTGACCGACGCGTCGGGCGTGAGCATCTGCAGCCGAGGCCCGGTGCCGATGGTGTCGTTGGCCAGCGTGAGGACGATGCCCTTGGCGTAGGAGTTGTTGGCCACCTCGTAGCGGGCGCGGTTGCGCAGGATGCGCCGCACCTCGGGGCTGACGGCCGCGTTGGGCGAGAGCCCGTCGGCCGCGGCCCAGTGGCGTCGGTTGTCGGCGGTGGTCTGGGCCGAGTCGAATCGCGCCCGGACCATCCGTGCCCGCTGAGGCATAGTCGCCGAGGCGGCCCGGACCGGATCGGTCTGGCGCGAGAGCGGGGCGAGCAGACGCTTCAGCATCCGCCCTCCCGTCCCGAGCCGGCCCCCCCGGCCACGATCTTGAACAGCCGGATCCCCAGCCCGCGCTTGCGCGTGGCCCGCTTGGACTCGAGGTAGCGGTCCGCCTCGATCTGGTCGCGGATGGCGTGCTGCTCGACCGACTGCCCGTCCACCGAGGCCTTGGCCGGCCCGGCGGCGTTGTCGGCGATCGCCTGTTCGAGATTGGGGTTGGGATCCGGCACGGCAACCTCGTGCCCCCGCACCTCGCGGGGGCCTCTCGGGTCACCTATGCCGTGAAATCCTCCCCTGCACGCCGAACGGGGGCGGACTAGGCCCGCAGAGCCCCACCAAAGCACCAGAACTTGATTCTGATTGCTGATACTATGCCCACTGGGCCATGTTTCTGCACACCATATCAAGTCTTCGGTTCAAATGACTTGATTCCGATTGCCGATACCAGTACCATTGGACTGGGTTTCCGCAAAGGATTTCAAGTATGATGGACCCCGAGAGCTTCTTCGCACGCCATCCGGTTTTCACGACCGACGAGTTTGCCGAGCATCACCGGCAGATGGGCTCGGGCCACAGCGCGACCCGGCAGTCCGTTCTGGCCCACCATGAGTCACGAGGCCGCATCGTCCGGCTCAGACGCGGCCTCTACATGACCGTACCACCGGGCAGCGATCCGGCGACGGCTTCCGTCGATCCGTATCTGGTCGCCTCCCGCATGGCTCCCGACGCGGTGCTCGCATACCACACGGCCCTCGAACTCCATGGATATGCCCACAGCGTCTTCGAGCAATACCAGTACCTCACCAGGACCTCGAGCCGCCCGGCCAAAGTGCGGTCGTTCTCGTTCCAGCCGGTCCGCGTGCCCAAGGCGCTCGATCACGATCACCGGATGGGCGTCCGTGTCGTAGACCGGCTCGGTCTGGATGTTCGCGTGACCACCTTGGAACGAACCTGCGTCGACGTGCTCGACCGGCTCGATCTCTCTGGCGGATTGGAAGAGGTCTGGCGTTCGCTGGAGTCCGTGCCGTACTTCGACCTCGATGAGCTTGTCGAGTACGCGCTGCGGCTCGGCTCCGCCACCACCGTCGCCAAGGTCGGCTACTTCCTGGAAATGCACGCCAGCCGACTCGCCGTCCAGCCCGTGCACCTGGAAACGCTCCGCAGGCAGCGACCGAAGTCACCGCACTACATCGAGCGAGCCGCGACCAAGGCGAACCGCATGGTCAGCACATGGAACATAGTCGTGCCGCTGGAACTGGCCGAGCAGACGTGGAAGGAGGTCGGATGAATCTTTCACGAGAGCGCCTGCTCGCCGAGTCCGCCTCGCTGTCCTTCCGCCCAGAGATCCTGGAGAAAGTCGCGCGACTTCTATCACTGCTCGAAGCGATCCGCAAACATCCGCACCTCAAGGAGCGTGTGGCGCTCAAGGGAGGCACAGCGCTGAATCTCTTCCTGTTCGATGTGCCTCGACTGTCGGTGGACATCGACCTGAACTACATCGGCTCGACGGACCGTGAGGCCATGCTCGCCGAGCGGCCCGAGGTCGAGCGCGCGATCGAAGTAGTCAGCCAGGCCGAAGGGCTCGCGATCACCCGAGCGCCCGCGGACCACGCGGGCGGCAAGTGGCGGATGCGATACCAGAGCGTGCTGGGCGGGAACGGCAACATCGAGGTCGATCTCAACTTCATGTTCCGGATCCCGCTGTGGCCGGCGGGGCCCATGGACTCACGCCCGCTCGGCCACTTCTCCGCCCAGCGGGTACCGGTCCTCGACATCCACGAGATCGCCGCAGGGAAGTTCGCGGCGCTGTTCGCTCGGCATGCCAGCAGGGATCTGTTCGATGCCCACGCCTTGCTCGGGCGCAGCGATCTTGACGACACACGACTGCGTAGTGGGTTCGTCGCAATCGGTGCGATGAATCGGAAGGACTGGAGAACTGTCACGCTCGATGACATCGCTTTTGAACCGCAGGAACTGCAGGACCAATTGGTCCCGGTACTCCGCAATCAAACACGCGAGCAGGCCGGGGACTTTGAGGACTGGGCTCGGCGTCTTGTATCCGAGTGCCAACAGGGCCTGGAGCGATTGCTCCCCTTCCGGGAAAATGAGCGGGAGTTCCTCGATCGGCTGCTCGATCACGGTGAAGCCCGGCCGGAGTTGATCGCCGCAGATTCAGATCTTGCTGAGCGCATCGCCGAGCATCCGCTGATCGCATGGAAAGCCCAGAATGTCCGGCAGCATCGCGGTGAGTAGCCATGACCCGGTGCGGGGAACCCATCTGCGATGGATCAAATCCACCATACTTGTTGCCAACTGTGGTGGTTTTGATCCGTATGGAGCGTCGCACCCGAGGCCTCTCGTATGGAGCGCTACTGCGAGATCCGTTGTGTAAAAACATCGACTATTACGCTTAGCAGTCAATACTATTGCACGAATGCCCACGACCTCCCATGCCGAGCAAGCACTGGCCCTGGCGACCAGCCTTGGGGTGCTGAGGGTGCGGGATGCGATCGCGCAGGGCATCCACCCAGAAGTCCTTCGCCGTCTGGTCAAAGCGGGCAAGCTCGTCAAGAGCGGACGAGGCATGTACACCCCCGTGGCGGTGGATGCGTCGGAGCATGTCAGCCTGGCGCAGGCGGCGGCACGTGTTCCCCACGGCGTGGTTTGCCTGCTCTCGGCCCTCTCGTACCACGGCATCGGCACGCAGCTGCCCCACGAGGTGTGGATGATGATCGATCGCAGAGCCCACAGACCAAAGGTCGATCACCCGCCGATGCGGTTCGTGCTCGCGTCTGACGCGACGCTCGAAGAGGGCATCACCGAAGTCACGATCGATGGGCGAGTTGTGCGGGTCTTCAACCCCGCCAAGACCGTCGTGGACTGCTTCCGTTACCGTCGGCATGTCGGGCTTGAAGCGGCGATCGAGGCGATGCGAGATGTCCTTCGCAGGCGGCGGTGCACGCCCAGTGAGATCGAACGCTACGCCAAGCTGTGTGGCGTGGCGACAGTCGTTCGTCCGTACTTGGAGGCAATGGCCTGACCGCCCCCTTACCCGACGGACTTGCTCAGCCAGCCACCGTCGCAAAACTGTTACCAGAGGGCCTTCTCGCCCAAAAACGATTACGGCTACCCTCGCGCCGAGAACCCCTCCCGGAGAACCGCCATGACAGACCCACAACTGGCGCACGCTCAAGGCCTCGATGACTCCAGAGGCTCAAAGGCGGGTGGATGACCGTACACGTGAGACGCTGTCCTCGATGCCCATCGTCGAACTCCGCGAAGCTATGCGGCTGACGCGAGGCGAGCTCACCGGCTCTGCCGATGCGGCTCGAAACCAAGTCACAAGCATCGAACACCAGACCGATATTTACCTCAGTATCCTCCGCAAACATGTGCGATCGCTTGGCGGCGATCTCTGCCTTACGATGGAGTTTCCTGACGGACGCACGATGGAGATCGATCGCTTCACCGAGATTGCTGCGAGCTGATCACGATCGCGATCTTCTGAGCTCGGAGAGACGCACACGAGGCCGTACCGCGACCTTGTGGTCCGTCCCGAACAGCACCGCACCCTGCATCGAGGCCGCCACCGCCGAGCCGACCAGGCAGTCCAGCCAGTGGTTGTCGAGGCCCGCGACCCGCAGCTTCCACTCGTCGACCGTCCGGCCTCGGCCCTCGGTCTTCACCCGGTACTCGCTGGTCAGGTGGTCGGCCAGCAGCCGGTGCCGAGAGGCCTCGCTGCCGAAGAGCGACAAGCAGCCCGGATCACCCATCGGCACCGCGAGCCGCGCGTGCGCGAAGCTCTTCCAGTAGTTGGTGTCGTAGACCACGTGCCGCACGGCTCGCTTGCCGGTCACCAGCGGCACGCGCCAGTTGAGCCCGACGCGCTCGCCGCGCTTGCGCTTGTAGTCGCTGAAGGGGATGCTGCTCGCGCCCACGTACCGACCGTGGCTGGGCATGACGATCCCGGCGTGGTGCGACTGGCGGCAGAACTGGTACACCACGTCCGACGACTGTCCCCAGTTCGCATCGATCAGGCAGCGTTCGATGCGCAGGTCGGTCCCGTCGTCGCGCCGCCACGCCCTGCCGAGCAGTTCGCCGGTCAGGGCCTCGAGCCCCGCGTAGATCGCGCCCTCCTGGCCCGCCCTTGGGAACTCGGCCAGCAGCGTCCGCCGCGCGTCGCGCAGCGAGAAGTACTGCTGCTTTGGGTCCGGCCACGCGCCGTAGTCGAGCACGTAGCCGGTGAAGTCGTCCTCCCAGCCCGCGACGAGCCAGAACAGCAGCTTGCCCTGCACGTCGATGAACGCCGTTGCCCGCGTGCAGCCGATGGGCACAACACCCCGGGGCATGCCGTTGGTCTTTGCGGCGATCTGCTCGGGCGTGAGCAGGTCGTCGTCGGCCGCGACTTCGGGCAGCGGCTCGTTCTGGTACTCGGCCCAGAACGCGGCCTCGTCCTGGAGCTTGAGGTTCATTGCGTGCTGGACGGCGCTCAGCTCATCGTGGTTGAACCGGGCCGGCCAGGCGACCGATGCGCCGGTGTCCATCTTCTTGCGGTTCCGCTTGTAGAACGCCGTCGCCTGCGAAAGACCCCGGTCGGCCCGCAGGCCCTCCGCGCGGATCTCGGCGTACCTCGCCCACAGCGCCTCGTCCGCCGGGAAGGCGTAGACCATCTTCGTCCGCTCGCCCTGCCACTGGGGATGCTTGTCGCGGTCGAGCAGCCGGTCGGCCAGGTCGTCGGGGCGGACGACCGTCACCGTCATCAGCCCCGCGATCTTCTGGCCGGGCCCGGCGAGACCGAGGATCGCACCGGCGAGCACGCGCTCCCGGGCCGCGCACTGGCTGGGGCTCCGGGCCGACTCGTCGGTCTGCGGGTCGTCGATGAGCACGAGCGACGGGCGGACGCTCTGGCCGTCCGGGCGCTTGCGCTTCATGCCGCGGATGCGTCCGGTGATCCCCGCAACGGCGATGATGGCACCCGACGCGGCGGATCCTTCGATGGTGGGAAGGACGATCTCCTTGGCGGTCCACCCGATGTGCGTCGGCTCGCCCTTGTAGAGCTGGCCCGAGGCCCGCTGGTGGATGCCCTCCAGGCTGCGGATCGGGTAGCACGCCTCCGGGAAGTCGTCGGCGAGCAGGTCGTTGTTTTCCAGTTCGCTCTTGATGCTCTCCAGCATCGAGGCCGCGTGCTCTTCATCGGAGCCGATCAGGCAGACGAACGGCCTCGCCCCGATCAGGATGGCCCAGAGGCAGGCCGTCTCGCAGAGGGTGGTCTTCCCGCTGCCCCGCGGCATGGCCATCGCGAACAGGCCGCCCTCGAGTACCGCCGTCTCCAGCTTGGCGATCACCTTGAGGTGATCGTCCGACCAAGGCAGGTGGAAGGTCTGCGGGAAGTAAGTGTCGCAGAACGCCTTGAACGACTCGATGCAGCGTCGCTTGCGCTCGGGGTTGCCGACCGGCGGAAGCTCGCCGATGTTCCGACCCGAGAGCGAGAGGGCTTTGTTCCTCTCGCGCGCCCGCTCGCGCACCGCGTCGTAGCCCGAGAGTTCATCCTCCGCTGGGTCGGGTCTCGGCTCGTGCCGCGTCGTGACCAGCCAGGCGGTGTATCGGAACAGGTCGACGGTCTTCCCGTCCCCAATCCGAAACCCCGCCCGCGTGCGATGGCGGTGCAACTGCCGCTCGTTGATCACCTCGCCCAGCGGGGTCGAGTTCAGAAGCCGGCACGTCTCCGACGGCTTGAGCGAGCGCGGGTCGATCCTCGGCTGGACAGGCTGGTTCGAATCATTCGCCACGGCCACCCCCGGCGCTCATCTGCTGCACGAGCCACGCGGCGTAGTGCACGAGGTTGATGCTTCCGTCCGCGTTGGTCGGAGCGCCGGCGTCGATGTCCGCCCGGAGCATGTCTTCGGTGACGAGGTTTCCGCCCACGCGCGTGAGCACGCGGGCCGCATCGGCCGGGGACATCGCGGCCGGGTTGAGGCGCTGCGGCCCGGCGTCGCTAGGCGCGTGTTCGGGAGTCATCGCGCACCTCCCGGACCTTGCCGCCACATCGCCCCCCACATCGCCGCAGAATCTCGAAAACATCTGCAAATGCAGGCCAATACGCCTTCCCTTCGGCCGGATGTCATGGCTTCATGTGTGACACGCGGGGCGGATCCCCGCGGCATAGACCACCCGCAGGAGACCACGCCATGACGACCACGAACGAGACCGCCAGCCAGGCCTACGCGAAGCGCCGCAGCGACATCGACCGCCTGATCGATGTCCTGCAGATGGAGCTCGACGCACACGCCAAGCGGGCCGCGCTCGCTGACACGCACTGGGGCTACCCGGGCGACCTCGGCCGCATCCGCGAGGGGCTGATCGAGCTGGTGATGAGCATGAGCGGGATGGAGCGCGAGCGCATCGAGGATTTCCTGACCGAGGCGGACGACGCCGACGCCAACTGAACGCACCGCGTCCCAAAGGAGCAGACGACCATGAGCAAAGCACGCGACACCATCATCAACCGCATCGCCCGCGAGACCCTTGGCCTCGAAACCCTCGAGGCCCGCAAAATGGACAGCCTCGACTTCCACGACCTCTCGGTCTGGTCGATCAAGGAAGCGCTCGAACGGGCGTACGAAGCGGGCCGCAAGTCGGCCCCGCCAACACGAACCACATGCCCGGCCTGCAACCGGGACATTGAGATCCGACCCCTCTGAAGCCCGCTCGTTGCGGGCTTCGCTGTTTTTGGAACACGAAGGAGTACCGACATGACGAAGAAGACGACCACCAAGAACGCCAGCACCAAGGCGACCCCGAAGAAGACCCCGGCCAAGAAGACGCCCCGCATGTCCGCGAGCGCCGCCCGCGCCGAGGGCGCGGCGAAGACCAAGCGGGCCCGGCAGGCCAAGACCGCCCCGCAAGACCACGAGGTGCCCAGCCCGAAGGAGATCGCCAACGACGCGAACCTGGAGGCGTACGCGAAGGGCAAAGCCCCCAAGCAGCCGCGCCCGAAGAAGCCCGCGACGGATCGCAAGCCGAGCGGGCTCGACCTCGCCGCGAAGGTCCTCGCCGAGGCGGGCGAGCCGCTGGCCGCCAAGGCGATCGCCGAGCGAGCGATCGCGGCGGGCTGGACCACCAGCGGCAAGACGCCGCACGCCACGCTCTACGCCGCGATCATCCGAGAGATCTCCAAGAAGGGCGACGCGGCCCGCTTCAAGAAGACCGACCGCGGCCTGTTCGTCGCCACCGGGAAGGGGGGCCGCTGAATGTACCGGCCCGACCAAGAGCCCCGGCCCGAGCGCACCGAGTCGTTCCGAGTCGACACCGACGGCAGCCTGGTGCGCAGCGTCGTCCCCAGGGTCGGCTCGCCCTACGAGCACCGATGCACGATGTGGGCCTTCAAGCGTGTCTGCTGGCGCTTCGACGAACACGGCGAAGGCGACACCGTCGAGACGCTCGCCGCCGCCGCGCAGATCCCGGTCACCCAGGCCGCGACGGCGCTGGCGTTCCTGCTCGAGCGCGGCATCGTCACCACCGAGCGCCGGCGGAACTTCCCGGCGACGACCGATGTCCATCTCGACGGGCTGACCGAATACCACGCCCTCCGAGAGAAGGGCCCGAGCGACTGACCGCATCGCGTCCCCCTCCCTCACGCCCTGGCCGTCGCCGGGGCTTTCTCTTCGGCCACAGCGTTCGCTGGAACCCGCTCGGCCTTCTTCCCTGTGAACGCTTCCCACCGCTGCACGATCACATCGCAGTACAGGGAGTCGAGCTCCATCAGGAAGCCGCGCCGGCCTTGCTGCTCGCACGCGATCATCGTCGAGCCCGAGCCGCCGAAGAGATCGAGCACGTTCTCGCCCGGCTGCGATGAGTACTGGATCGCACGGGCCGCGAGCTCGACGGGCTTCTCGGTCAGGTGCACCATGCTCTGCGGGTTGACCTTCTTGACGTGCCAGAGGTCCGTTGCGTTGTTCGGGCCGTAGAAGTTGTGGCCCGCACCCTCCTTCCAGCCGTAGAAGCAGATCTCGAACGCACCCATGAAGTCCTTGCGGGTCAGAACCGGGTGCTGCTTGTCCCACACGATCCCCTGGCTGAAGTACAGCCCGCAGGCCTCGAGCGGTCCCGGGTAGTTGCCGAGGTTCGCGTAGCCGCCCCAGATGTAGAACGACCCTCCCGGCCTGAGTACCCGCGCCGCGTTGCCGAACCACGCGAGCAGCAGCGCGTCGAATGCGTCGTCGGTGACGAAGTCGTTGGCCAGCGGCCGGTCCTTTGCCCGCATCTTGCTGCCGGTCGGCTTCGCCTTCTCCGGGTGCCGAGCGAGGTCGAGCTTTTGGTGATGCGTCTGCGGCTTCCCGGCCTGCTTGCTGAACGAGCTGTTGCCCGCCGCGATGGCGTTGTTGCTCCGCGGCTCGACCTTCACGTTGTAAGGCGGGTCGGTGTTCACGAGGTCAATGACCTGCCCATCGAGCAAGCGATCCAGATCCGTGGTGCTGCTGCTGTCGCCGCACAGCAGCCGGTGCTTGCCGAGGATCCACAGGTCGCCCGAGCGCGTGGTCGCCTCATCGGGAGGCGACGGCACCTCGTCGGGGTCGGTCAGCCCGGCGTTCCCGCCGGCGTTGAGCAGCTTGGTCAGCTCCTTCTCGTCGAAGCCTAGCGATGCGAGGTCGAACTCCATCGCCTGCAGCTCGCCGAGTTCGATGGGCAGCAGGTCGAAGTTCCACTCGGCCAGCTCGCCGCTCTTGTTGTCAGCGATGCGGTACGCCTTGATCTGCGCCGGGCTCAGGTCCTTGGCGACATGCACCGGGGCCTTCTCCAGCCCGAGCTTGAGCGCCGCCTTGTAGCGGGTGTGGCCGCAGACGATGACGCCCTCGGTGTCCACCACGATCGGCTGGCGGAACCCGAACTCGCGCAGCGACGCGGCAACAGCATCGACCGCGCCGTCATTGATCCGGGGGTTGTTCTCGTACGGGGTGATGTCGGCGACGGGACGCAGTTCGATCTTCATGGCAGGAGCCTCCGTGCTTCGGGGTTGGGGATCGGGGTGAGCAGGCCGGCGGACCGGCGGGCGACGTTCGCCCGTGCGGGGCCGGTTGGCGGGATCGGGGGTTGGATCGGGGGCCCGCCGCCGGGCGCGACACGGGCCAACGTGGGGCGACCCGTGGCCGGACGGGCGAGGGCTTGCGGGGCGGACCGGACAGGCGAAACAAACTCAGTCGGGGATTGCGGCTGTTCCCGCGGGCGTCGGCTGGCCATCCCCCCTGGGAAGTACCTACGCCGCCCGTCCCGGCCCGCGCTCTCGCGCTCACGGCCCGCCCACGCGGCCCACGTTTCGCCGTGTCGCGTCCTGTCGGCCGGATTGGCCCATTGGGCCACCCGCGTCTCGCCGCCACACGGGGCAACGACGCGGATCGCGCCCTGCCTCAACCGCGCGAACCTCGAACCTCCCGCACGAACCAACCAAGCGCGCGCGGTTGGTTCGGCTGCGGCGGCCAACTGGCCGCACGCACCCCGGGGGGGTATGGGGGGGTGCGCGCGGTTAGTTAGTTCGGCCATTTTGACCCCCGTGGGGTGCCGAACCTCGCGCACCGGATCGACGGGGTGCGCGAGGTTCGCGCTCCCCAAGCGAACCAACCGCGCGCACAGAAGCACCGGGTTTGCGCGCAGTTGGTTGGTTCGACGGCATCCGGAGAGACTCACGATGCGCCTCCTTCCGGCTCGGATCCCGGCAGCACGAAACCAACCGGCCCGCCTCGTCCGGGCAGCTTGCGGCGCTCGATGAGTTGGCGAGATTCGGCGATGCTGAGGAGGTCCTCGGCCCGTCGCATGGGCAGGTCCTTGACCGGCTTCACAAGCTCACGGAGCTCGGCCAGGGACAGCGGCTCATCGGAGATGAACTCCGCCACGAACCGCTCCACGCCCCACGACGGCTCCGCGGGCTTCTCGCCCTTCGACGCGGCATCCTTCTTCTTGCCCGGCCGCTCGTTCTTGAGCGACGCCGGATCGAGCGTGTCGTCGACCGACCACACCGGGAAGTCCCACCGCAGGCAGGTCGGGTCGATGGGTGGCCAGGACCGCACGGCCGCGTCGAGCACGACCACGCCGTCCTCCTCGTGCGGCCGCAGGACCAGGTGCGTGTCGGTGGCCCGGCTCTGTGCGCCCGCTCCGGCCCCAACGTCGGTCACGCTCTTGCCGCTCTGGCTGCCCTTGGTCGAGTGGTGGATGAGCACGAAGCAGCAGCCGAGACGGTCGGCGAAGGCGTCGATGCGGTTGTAGATGTTGGCCATCGTGCCGTTGTCGTTCTCGTCGCCGCCGGCGGGCATGAAGCGGTAGAAGGCGTCGAGCACGATGACCTTGAACCGCCCGGGCTCGAGGGCTTCGAAGTACGGGGCGAGCGTGAATATGTCCTGGAGCCGCCCGCGCAGGTTGTCCACGAAGATGCGCTCGGCGATCTCGCGCATCGCCACGCCCCGGGCCTGGGCGACCTTGGGCAGGCGGTGGGCGCTCGTCTCGCGGTGCAGCTCGTTGTCGATGATCAGGACCGGCCCGGCCTCGGTCTGGTAGCGCCCAAGCCACGGCCGACCGGTCGCGACAGCGATCGCCAGGTCGAGCGTGAGCCAGCTCTTGCCGGTCTTGGGGCTGGCAATGACGTTCATGGTCTCGCCGGCGCGGAGCAGGCCGTGGATCACGGGCTCGCGCAGCTGCGGGTACGCCGCGACGAGCTCGCCGACGGGGACAGGGCAGGGCTCGAGCGGCCCGGTCGCTGGCGGCGTGTCGGTCATGAACGCCGAGAGATCGACGCCGGTCGTGTGCTCGCGCGAGCCGTAGCCCTCGGTCGCGAGCGCCGACGCCGCGGCCGCGAAGTCGCCGTGGTGCTCGAGCAGCGCGTAGAGCGCGAACGGCGAATAGCCCTTGTGCGCCTCGAACGGCGCGGCGTTGGTGCTGAAGACGTAGAAGACCCGTTCCTTGAGCGTCGCGCTCGTGCCCGCGGACTTGCCGGGCCGACGCCAGTGCTCGTTCCCCCCCAACTCCCCGGATCGAACGAGCGCCCAGCCGTGCCGGAGCAGGATCTCGCGCGGGTCGCCGCGGCCGTTGTAGTCGTCGCCGGGGCGGGAGGGGCAACTGTTCGGGAATGCCGAAGAGTTGGAGGGTGCGAGATCACCGCCAATCACCGGCTGGGGCGTTTCGTCCAGCGCCCACGCACAGCCGAGCAGCACATCCCGCTCGTCAGCGCTAATCAACGGCGGCTCGCACAGGTCGCCCTGGACGACCTCGTAGCCCGGCGAGGGGTCGCAGAGGAACAGCCCGCCCTCGCCCCGGGTCTCGATGATGGTCACCGTGACGACCCACGCGCCCGACGCGTCGCGCCTCGGCGCGTACTCCTTGCTGCCCACGACGACCGGTTCGTCGGTATCGACATCGATCCGGCGCTGGGCGAGCTTGGTGTTGCCCGACACGGGCGTCTTGCAGCGGTAGACAACGTGCCTGCCACCCGACGGCGTCGTCTCGATGACCAGCCGCTCCAGCAGTCCCGGCGCTGCCGCCTCGACCGCTTCGCGCCACGCCCCGAAGGCCTCGCCGCCCCCGCCGTCCCAGTTGTCGAAGTCGATCATCTCCAGGTGGCCCGAGACCGCCCCGCACACGAGGCACATCGCGGTTGGGGACGATTCGGGGTTGAACCACGATCCCAGTTCCTCGCCAGACGGCAGCCGCGTCTGGTACGGCTTCCACGAGGACAGAGCGACGCGCTTCTCCTCGCCGCGACGGATCGCGGGCAGGGCGCACAGCCCCGCGGCCACGCAGGCCGATGCGTGCGACGCG